ATATTGTTTGTCTAATAGCTAATATTTCTCCCGGTCCTGTTGTTAATGAACATAATTGACCTGATTTGGGTTTTGGTTTACAATTTTTCTTTTGAAATTGGTCATCATTGGTTGATATTAAAGACCCCATAAATATTGCTGTTGGCTCAATATTAATATTTGATTCATTACTCAAGTCAAAATCCGTTCTTGTAATACCTAAATTACAATATTCTGATTGACCCCATAATGGTTCTACAACAATAGTTCTATTAAAACTAACAATTTGAGGTAATTCTCTTAGATTTGATGATGTTTTAAAATTTGTACCACTAACCTGTGATTCAGTTGCAATACCCATTCTAATTAAATCTTGAGGTGATAAAGAAAATTCACCAATATCTGATAAGTCAATATCCACAACAAGTGTTTGAGACCCCACCGGAACCCCAAATATCATAAAATCTCCACTCTGATTTGTTACAGCATTTAACTTATAGTACTTATCATAAACTTCAATAAGAGTTGGATTTGTTAAAACGTCAGTTTTTGATGGAAATGTCCCTGTTGGTTTGTGAGCACTGTAAGATGGTTCGTAAGGTAATAAATTGTATCTATAACCATCATCATTAACATCTAAAACTGTTCTATATGGATAAATTTGAGAAATTATTGGGTCTTCTGCGTCTTCATTACTTAATGGAATAAAGATAGAAACTTTTGCGTTTGGAATACCAAATCCGTCATTTACACTAACACGTCCAATAACCACACCATAGTCTGAACATACACGAGTATAGATATCACTCTGTAAAACTTTAAGAGATAAAATCTCCAAATATTCAAATTCTTGGTCAATTGATATACTAACGGATTTGTCAACCCCTACGTCAGTTCGTATTCTATATGATTTTGGCATAACATTCTTTTTTGATAAATAGTTTATTTACTATTTTCAAAAGATAATTCATTAATTTATAAAATAAATTATTACGTGAAGTTAACTGTTTTAAGATTTTTAACTCTAATGTTAATATCCTTGCCCGGATACCTAATTTGATAAATTTGACTTGGTTCAGCAAAGATAGTGTCGTCAACCAATTGTATTTGTCTTGTATCTGAATCAGAGTATCTTTGTGAAGTTTGAGATGACGAATATTCACCACCAACTCTGTTATAAAATATAATGTCCGATAATGAAATTACACCATTTTCACTTTGAATTAAACGTCTTAATTCAGATATATTAACATTCTCACCCATTTGTCTATTTGTTGGTTCAAAGAATGTTGTAATAAGATTAATAACTTGTGAAATTACAGTACCTTGATTTTGACTGTTATCTAACACTATATCAACATTAATACCTAAATCAATTACGTTAGCGGTTTCAATAGAAACATAATCATTTATCATTCTATAATTTGAAAGGTAGTTTGCGACGTTATTTTTTAAGGTATTTGAAACAATATTTGTTAAATTACCATTTTCATCATATGATAACATTTGTACTTTAATCTTATTGTTTTCTTCGGTGATAGCAACTTTAGCAGGTGCACCAAATTGTGATGGCATTGTTCTAATAATAGAATCATAGTCATTAACTGTCACCGCTCTTTGTTGTGCTGAGAAGTTAAACGCCACTAAGTTTCTAACTTCTTCGGTAGTTGGGTAATTTGCCCCACCGATTGCCGCGGTTACGTTATTACAAGATAATGAGTTAATCACATTTGTATTTTGACTTTGACTTGGTCCGTTAACAAAGAACGAAACAGTCCCAATTTGAGTTATAGCATTCACACCTAAATTACTTCCGGTACCACCACCAATTCTATATTGAACAAATAAAGTTGAATTAGCTTTTAATGTACTACCTAATGCTAAATTATTTGAGTATTTATATAAATTCAAATTATAACCATCTCTTGCAAATTCTCTCAATTGTTCATCCGCAGATTGATTACCACCACCAAAGGTCATTTTCATAAATCCTTCCGGAGTAAATTCTGTAATAAATTTAGTACTTGTTTCAATATATTTTCCTACCTTAATACCAGGTTGGTCAGATACTTTAGTTGGGTCTTCAATAAATACTCTACTATCAGCCAACGCATTTACCTCATACCACCTATTATCAACCCCTAAGAACTCCTGTACTGAAGGAACGTTAGAATACTGAGTACTATCTTTTAATAATACACTAGTTACCCCTAAAACGTTTTTTTCAGGTAAGAAAACTTCTAAAAATGGTCTAATATCATTCGCAGTTATCACTTTTTTGAATACTTTCGTAACACCATTAACAACAGTTTCTCTTTTAACAATAGTGTAATTGATTAATTTGTTGTTATTATCAAAATTAGGTATTTTTAACCTATTAGGGAATCCCTCCGCACCAATTGGTGATGAGAAGTCAATATCATATACTGTTTCAAAGGTTTGACCGGCACCATTAACTTGTGACCCTCTACGTAAGATACCACAATATCTTAAATCTTCCTTATCACCATAAGCAGGTACTGTAATTGAAAAATCAACTAAAGCGACCGATGGTCTTTGTCCCGGAACTTTTAATCCGTATGTTCTTGCAATATTAAAAATTGAAGACCTTTGTTGTGCGTATTGTAATACAGTTTCTTGGATACTTCTATCAATATTAAACTGTAAGTTATCTGTAACTGCAGCATTTAAGTCCAACAACACCGAGAATACCCCCGCATCATTGAAGTTATCTATTAACTCAGGATAATAAGTTCTTGTGAAATTTATTAACTCAGTTCTTATTGATTGAAAGTCTCTCGTAGTATACGATATTTTCTTATTAGCCATAATATTAAATGTTAATTATTACAAAGTCGCTAGCGTTAAAAACGTCATCACTAATAGTGTATTCAATTTTAACCTTTGCGGTATGTTCTTTAAGCCCGATTCCGGGTACTCTATAAATTCTTTCATCACCTTCAACATAAGTACCTTTATCTTCCTCACCCATATCAGCGGAAGTTACACTTATATTAGTTATGGTAATGTTTGGGATATATTCTTCTGCAGACGCTCTAATTTCAGCCTCAATCTCAGAAAAAGTTGGTCCATCCATTGGTTCAAATATAAATTCATACAATCTTGTACCAAAATCAGGTAAATAATATCTCGTACCCTTTCTTGTTAATAAAAGATGTATTAAATCGGTTCTTATCTCCTGAGCCGCGTTATCTGAAAGACTTAAATATCTTCCAGTACGAGAATCGTTAAAGGGAAAATTTATTCCATATGTTTTACCATTTGCCATAACTATAAATATAGTGTCGTGATTATTTTTTATAAATACCCCTAAAATAAAAAATCACGACCTAAGCCGTGATTTATATTCTTATTAAGAACCACATCCGAAACACTCAAACTCGGAATCCGAAGGTTTTTGTGTTAAATCAACCGTTGGTTTCTCAATTGGTTTTGGTTGTCCTACTTTTGAGATATCCACCGCCAAATGTTTTGCTCCGGTTGATATTGCCTTTGTTCTAACATAATAACAAAGAGTTTTCAATCCTTTACCCCAAGAATGGAAGTGTGATGATGATATTTTAGATAATGTCGGGTTAGACATATAGATATTCATTGATTGTGATTGGTCAATGAATGGTGCTCTGTCAGCCGCCATATCAATAAGTTCTCTTTGAGATATTTCCCAAATTGTTTTGTATTTTGGAATTAAATGTTCAATTCTCTTAACTTTCTTATTGTAATTTTTATCCTCAACATCAAGGTAATGATTAAAGTTAATGTTTTGAATTGAACCCTCATTCATAATAATTTCATTTTTCAAATCTTCAGACCAAATACCAATTTTTTCAAAATCGTTAATTAAGTATTTATTAACAATTAAGATTTCTCCACCAACTACACGACGATTAAATAATGCCGAGTGAGCCGGTTCAGTCATTTCAAATGAACCTGTAATCTTAGCTGATGACGCTACCGGCATCTGAGCCGTGAATAACGAGTTACAAACCCCATAATTGGATACTTCTAACTTAAGTGAGTCCCAATCCCACATTCTTCCTAATCCTTCGTAATCTAATCCCCACATATCGAATTGGAATACTCCTTTTGACATTGGTGAACCTTTGAAGAATTCATATGGTTTATATTCACCTGATTTGCATAATTCCATACTTTCAGTAATTGCCGCGAAGTAGATAGTTTCAAAGATTTCTTTGTTTAACTTTCTTGCCTCTTCAGATGTGAAAATATAATCCATTAAATAGAATACATCAGCAAGACCTTGAGTTCCAATAGCAATTGCTCTTTGTTCTAAACCACCTTTTCTACCTTGTTCAGTTGAATAACTATTGATGTCAACAACTTTGTTAAGTGCTCTAACAACCTTTCTAACCTCATTATAAAGTAATTTGAAATCAAACTCACCTTTAACAATAAAGTTTTTCAACACCATAGATGATAATGTACAGATTGCTGTGGTGTTCTCATCAGTATATTGATAAATCTCATTACATAAGTTAGATTGTTTAATCACCCCAATGTTTTGATGGTTGGTTTTTCTGTTCGCACTATCTTTGGAACATAAGTAAGGAACTCCGGTTTCAACTTGAGATTCAATAATTTTATTCCAAATTGTTTGAGCTTTTACTTTTTTACCAAGTCCAAGTTCAACCGCTTTGTTGTAGTTTG